TATCACACATGAGTGTGAATAGTGTAGACAGTCCTCAATATGTTGATGGAAGTATTGACGTAATACATATGAGTGCAAATTCCGTGGATTCTGCCCAATACGTTGATGGCTCAATTGACAGAGTTCACCTAGCGGCAGATATTATTGATGGTACAAAGATTGCTAACGATGCAATTAATTCAGAACATATAGCAGCAGACAGTATAGATGCAGAACACTATGCAGCTGGTTCAGTAGATGCTACAGCCTTAGCAAGTAATGCAGTAACAACAGCTAAGATAGCAGCAGATGCAGTAACAGCAGCTAAGATTGGTGACAATGTTATAAATAGTGAACATTATGCGGCAGGTAGTATTGATGCAGAACACCTAGCCTCAGATTCTGTAACGGAAGCTAAGATGGCGGCGAATTCTGTGGACTCTCAGGCTTATGTAGATGGAAGTATTGACTTAGCTCATATGTCTAGTCAATCAGTAGACGAAGACAATCTTTATATATCAAATGCTGGTACTAATGGTTTTTTCTTGCAGAAACAATCAGGTAACAACGGTGGATTAACTTGGGCAGAAGTGCCTGAAGGTGAAGATTACATACCTAATGGTTCTGTCATGGTGTTCTTTCAATCAGCCGCTCCTACAGGTTGGACTAAAGTTACATCACAAAATGATAAAACACTAAGGGTAGTATCAGGTAATGGTGGTGGTACAGGTGGTGACTGGGCAATGTCTGCTGGTGAAACAACCTCAAACCATACTGGACACGTTCACGGTGGTGCGGCGCATACTCACACATCTGCGGCTCACACGCACACAGGCGCTTCACACGTTCACGCTACTTCAGCAATGACACTTGCAACTTCTCAAATACCTTCACACACTCACTCTTATGATAAACCTATTGGTGGTGCTGGTGGACATGCAATCTATGGAAATATCGATTATTCACAAAACGCCAATACTGGTGCTACAGGTGGTGGTGGTTCTCATACTCACGGAAATACAGCCGCTACAACTCCGGGCGCTGGTGGTTCAACAACTCCGGGTGCAACAGGCTCAACTACTCCGGGCAATTCAAGTTCGGCTGGAGCGCACACACATACAATACAAGCACCACGGTATATTGATGTTATAATTTGTAGTAAAGACGCATAAAGGAGATAAAATGACAACATTAACAATAGTTAAAGAAGATAGTTTTGTAAAAGTAGATGGGGTTGGACTAACTCCAATAGACTGTTCAAGTCTTGCTTCTAACATACACGCTATACAATTTGATGGTTCAAATGGTGAAGTTCAATATAATGATGGTACAGATAATTTAGCTATTACTGATATTAGTGCTTACTCAACTATTACAAACCTATGGACATCTGCTAAAGCTACTGCTGACACAGCCGCTTCAGATGCGGCAACTGCTCAAACAGCTTTAGAAGCTACATATGGGTACAAACGACAAAATGATGCAACTACTAAATATGCTTCTCTTGGTGACCAATTAGACCAACAGTATAAAGATGCTGTAAATGGTACAACTACTTGGAAAGATGCTATAGCGGCAGTTAAGGCGGCACATCCAAAACCATAAGCGTATGATGTAATAAATTAACCTAGGAGGAGGTTTTTTATGGCTAAAGGTAAAAAAGAATTAAAAGTTGAGTACACGTGTCCGCTTGGTAGCGAGTGCGAAGAGATACGAGACAACAAAATGTTTCGGTGTATGTGGTACACCATGATTGCTGGAACTGACCCTAACACAGGAAAACTTATTGATGAGTGGACGTGTGCTATTACTTGGATGCCTACCCTACAGATTGAAATGGCTAATACCAATAGAGGTCAGACTGCGGCTATGGAGTCTTGGCGTAATGAAACAGTTAAAGGACAAAAAGAATTTAATTCTTTAATTGGAAACGAAGTTAAGAAGAAACTTAAATGAATAATTTATTTGACTATGTCACAGTTGAAAACTTAGTATCAGCAGAATTATCTAAAGAGATACTAAACATAGCAAACAGGGATAACTCAAGTTTTTGGAAAGACCATCCTTTTTCGCACACTCCTGATAAACCGGAAACTTTCCATGTCAATTGGTCAGTTCAAGATTGTAACCCTGAATTAGATGCCTTAATAAGTCCTATTATTTGTACAGCAATAGATAGATATTCAGAAATTATTAAACCTATTACTGGGTATGAAAGCGAAAGGCATGGCGATATAACTAATCAATTTACTGTTCCGAGGTTAAATCGTTATGAAACTGGCGATAAAATGGCAGACCATGCCGATGCTTCCTCAATCACTAATGTAAAGCACCATTATCATGCTCCTGTGTTAAGTTTTGTAGGATTATTAAATAATGATTTTGAAGGTGGTAAGTTTTCAATTAGAGATAAAGAATACAATTTAAAAGCTGGTGATGTTGTAACGTTCCCTTCTTTTTTTATGTATATACATGGGGCTTCAGAAGTTTTTAAAGGAACTAGGTATTCTTTTGTATCTTGGGCGCATTAAATGAGAGTAGTAAATGATATTGTAATTGTAGGTGGTGGAACATCAGGTTGGTTAAGTGCGGCTTACTTGTCTAATAATCTTGATTGTAGAGTTACAATCATTGACAAAGAGGTTGGCAATCCTATTGGAGTTGGTGAAGCTACACTTTTGAACTTTAAAGAATTTCTTCATGCTTGTAATTTACCTATAGAAAGTTGGTTTAATCCAATTTCAGCAACATATAAATCAGGTGGTTTATTTAGGGATTGGAACGAAATAGGAAAAGAAATTTGGCATCCTTTTGCTATGAACTATTGGGTAGAAAATAAAAAATATTATACTGAGAAATTAAGTGGTATTACAAAATATGATTTATGGACGGACTGTCAAAATTTAGATTTCAAAAAATATGGTACAAGGTCTTATGATTTGTGTGTATTGCATAAAAAAATAAATGTAGAAGCAAACCAAGCATATCATGTTGATTGCGGCAAACTTGTTACATATATTAAAGAGGCTTTAAAATATAAAGTAAATTTCATTCAAAGTGAAATGACAAAAATTGAAAGAGTTAGTGATAATGGAAATATTAAAAGCCTAACTTTAAAGAATGGAAATGTGGTCAAGGGTGATTTGTTTATTGATTGTTCAGGTTTTTTAGAACTATTAAAAAATAAACCAATTAGAAATAATTTAAAAAATCGTTTAATATGCGATACAGCAGTATGTGGTAGATTAGACAAAGACGAAAATATAAAACCTTACGCTGATTTCACAGCAAAAGAAAGTGGTTGGATTTGGGAAATTCCTACACAAGACAGGCTAGGAACAGGATATGTGTTTAATAAAAGCCTACTAGACGTTGATGACGCCATGTTACAACTAAGTAACCATCATAAAGGTAGTATTAAACCTGAAGATATGAGGATGTTAGATTGGAAGCCTTTTTATAATGAGAACTTTTGGCATGAAAATGTAGTGTCTATAGGACTTTCATCAGGGTTTATTGAGCCATTAGAAAGTACAGGGATTGCTTTAATTATGGAAGGAATTTATCAATTAACCCATCAAATTAGAGAAAATTCATACAACTATAAAAATGTTGAAATATATAATCACATAATGAGCGAATTCTTTGAATCAAGTGTTGATTTTGTAGGTTCACATTACACTCTTACAAAAAGAACAGACCCTTTTTGGCAAGAAGCAAACTCTTATATAAAGATTTCGGATAGGCAAAAACATTATATGGACGTATTAAAAAATCCTAATGTGAGTGTTGGGTGTTCTATAAATAGCTATTCGTTTCAAGGTAGTATGAACTGGACTACTTGGTTAATTCAACAAGGATGTGAGGTTGCTAAAAGAAATCTTGACGATAGTTTAAGAATATTAGAAAGAGAAAACAATGAAAATAATCTACATAACCCTATGTATGGTACAGATAATGCAGAATATATTAAACATTTAAATCAACTTTGGACATGATACAAAAAAAGATAAATAACGCAATAGCCTTTGGCATAGTAATGTGCTTTCTTATACTATCCTTTGCGGCTATGGCAGAAGAAAGCACCATCAACCAAAACACAACGTCTACAGTAACGAGCAATGGCGTAAACGAGACCACAGTCAAGTCTGCACCGCCAAGCGCCATATCTCCGAATGTAGGCGGAAGCAACTCAGACCTATGTACTATCTCATCTAGTGGTGCTTTAGGCACTCAAATCTTATCCTTGAGCCTAGGAGCTACATATACAGAGGCAAATTGTTTATTATTAAAGAAGGCAAGAATGCTTTATTCGGCTGGTATGAAGGTGGCTAGTGTATCTTTGCTTTGTCAAGACCCAGCTATATTTGAAGCTATGAAAATGGCTGGAACAAGTTGTCCATACCTTGGCTTAATTGGCGATGAAGCCGCTAGAGCTTGGGAAGTTCATACAGATAAAATTCCATTACCAAAGGAACAAAATGAAGCAACGACTGCTGAAAAGAGGGATAGTGCCATTAAGATTATGGGCGCTGTTGCTTCTGCTTTCTTATTCTTTTAGTACATTTGCCTACACATTTGGTTACACACCTAATGCCGCTTTAAATGGTTTAGAATGGTCAATGAACCCAACCTATATTGGCACTAATGCTGTTGGTGGTATGGAGGTATCAGGAGTCATTTACAAGTACACACCAATTAAAAACAAAGCAGATGATTACGTTGTCACACTAGAGAATGACAAGGTAGGTGGTGGTTACGTGTTTCAAGATAAACAAGATTGGTCACAACGAGAAGGCGGTCTAGAGGTAAGAAGAACAATAGCATTACCCTATACACCGATTGCAGTATTTGGTGATGGCAGACTCAAACAAGAAGGCACAGGAAGCATTGAAGGTGCAGACGTTAAATACATCTACCGATTTGATAATTGTTTTATCCCACAAAGCGACCCTAACTGTCCGGGATATGTCAAACCTAAACCGCCTCCAATACCTGACATTCCTGACTATGATGCATTAGAAGATGAGGCAGTTAAATTAGCACAAGAAAAAACAGATAGAGATTTATCTGAAGAAGAACAAGCAGAGGAAGACAAAGAAGAAGATGAAGAAGACTCTGAGATGCAATTTCTTTTAGCTAATACAACCAATGCCTTAACAATAGCCAACGAAGCATCGCAGTCTGTACTTATGCAAGCTATTAATAAGGCTACCAATCTTAACAATTATTATGTTGCTGTAATACCTGACAGTTACTACCAAGATTCTATTACTTTACAAGGTGGTACTATAGTGGATAATAGAAGAGCATTAAGGAGCTTGGGGCAAGACAATTTAATGAATGAAATGATAGAGGAGCAATACAAATGAAAAAACTATTAATAACACTTAGCTTTATACTTAGTGCAAGTCCAATTATGGCGGCAGATATTGATGGCACAGTTGAATCGAGATGCACTATAGCAACTACTACACCGGGCGCTTATGGAAACCCAAACGCTTATACGTTAACGACTGACCCAGCTAGTGCTGGTAGCGTACCTGTAATTCGTTTTGATACAACTTTAGCATCAGCGTACCTCGCTCAAGTGACCTACCCTACTAGCTTTAGCTCAAGCCCATCATTGTCAGACAATGTAACGTGGACTGGTGCTGTATCTGTAAACGCTACAGGAGATGCTGGAATGTCAGGCTATCAGGCGGCAAGTACCTCAACTGGGGCAATGCGTTCTTACCCACTTTCAGTAGCTGGTAGTGTGTGGCTACAATCAACGTCAATAGCTGTATATGGTGGCAACAGAGCTTTTCCGGGCGGTGCATACAAAGCAGTAGTATTAGCTGAATGCGTTGCTCAATAGCATTATGTTTATTACTGTTTAATTACGCAGTACATAGTCATGAGCAAACACCAACTTATCCTAAGTGGTCAGTTAGTGGAGTAGATGGAATTAAGAAGACACAAATTAGGTTATGGAACTCAAGACCTAATGTAGAGTATTACGAGATAGGAGTGTTTAAAGAAGACTTAGAAACACCAATACCTTTTGTTACAGCTTACAAAATTGTACCTTTAGGATACTTAAAAGAAGTAAAGTTTGATGTTTACATCAGAGAAAGTAACATTAAGGATGCTAAGTACGTTTGTTCATTGTCTAAATTAAGGAGTAATGATATGAGTAAGACCTTGGTAGCTACTAGAATATGCTCAAAATTTCAATAAAGTGGTTGCTGTTAGTTATGTTAAGTACACAAACGATAGCTAACAGTACCTCACTAAATTTACAATTACCGAGTAGTGGTTCTAGTTTTGGCGTTGACAGTATTAAAGCTGGTGACTTAGACTGCTCCAATTCTATTGGCGGTTCAACAAATTTTGAATTAGGCTTAACTGGAATAATTAATAATGCTACTTCTTTGTTTAGTACAGAAGACAAAAACAATCCACAGACCAAAGATTTAGGCTTATATGCTAGGTTAATAATCCCTTTAGATGCACCAAAAGAACGAATTAATTGTAATACGCTTTATCAACTTGAACTGCAAAGACGTAGGCTAGAAGTTGAAAAGTTGCGCCAAGAAATAGAACTGTTAAAATCTATGCAACAAGGAGACGGATTTGACAACTGATTTAGGTGACAAGGTAGCAGAGATAGAAGGACTATCTAGCAAAAAAGTTAAGGTTGGAGGTTTAAAACTTAGTGGTACTAGCATTATGGGGTTGTTAGCTTTAATCTCAACGCTAGTAGGCACAATGTATGGCGGTTTTTTAATGTACCAAAAGGTTGAGTCTCTAGCTTCTTTAGACCTTGGAGCTATAAGCTCTCAAATGAAAAAGACCTCTGCTGACGTACTCCGAGTAGAAGAGGTAGCTTCAGCTATTAAAATAGAATTAAAAGAAGACCTATCTCGACTTCGTGACAGTAGTTATAATCTTGAAAACAGAATAGATACTAAACTTCAATCTATAGATGTACGTATAACTAACATGGATAATAAGTTAGACAAATTTGACATACAGCTCGATGCTACAGAAGAAAAGTTAATGAAGCGAATACAACAGTCATTAGACAATCCATTAAACAACTGATAACATAGGAAGTATTGATGACAATTCAAGAAAGAATGCAGATGCAACTGGATAAACAGGATAGACAGATATCTGACCTATATAAAGATGTCAGAGAGATTAAAAACATGAACCTCAAATTTATGTCAATGGGTAAAGGTTTATTAATTGGTTTTGCAGTAATGGTCGCTAGTGATTTTGGTATTGCTGAATTAATTATGAGGGTTATATGATTAGTTTTTTAGCAAACATAGCTCCAATAGCTTTAGGTTTTCTTGGTAAGTTATTTGCCTTAAAGAGTCAAGCGGCTCAAGAACAACAGAAGCTAATGATAGAGAACATGCAAGCTCGCAATGATTCTATCAATCAAGCAAGAGCGGCGGCAGACAAAGAATCCCCTATGGCGGCTTGGAACAGGCGCATAATCATTCTTGTAATATTAGCGTTAGTTATCTTTACTCAGGTAGCACCTGTAGTCTTTAATGCTGAAATGGTTATACCAACAACTAAAGAAGGTTATAACTTTTTAGGTATGTTTCAAATTACCCCTGACGTAGTAGAGTATGTAACTGTACAAGCTGGTTCAGTAGTTAAGATGGATGAACTATTTGGATGGGCAACAATGATAATCGAGTTCTATTTTGGAGCGCAACTTGCCAAAGGCAAATAAGGAGACAATATGTCAGTAAAAATTGAATACCAAGAGATGCCACACATGATGCCAGTACCTATGGAGACTAAATCCAAAGGCTTTGTTGGCGGAATTATCTTATGGCTTACTAAGACTCGAACTTGGGAGATTACTAAAGATTGGAAATTTCACATAACCCATGATGGCAACACGCATCCAACGTACTACCTTATTCCAAAAGGATTTATCTTTGATGGCGCTTCAGTACCTAAACCATTAAGAAGTTGGCTCTCACCTATGGGAGTCCTCTTGAGTGGTGGTCTCGTACACGACTATGTGTATAAATTTGAAGTTCTCAAGTTAGGTGGCAAGAAGGGTGCTACAGACAAAAAGACTCAAAAATGGGCAGATATGCTCTTTAGAGACATTTGTGTAGATGTTAACGGATTTAAACTGATTAATTACCTAGCGTACTACGCACTTAGATTAGGTGGCTGGTTAGCTTGGAACGGACACCGCAAACGCAATGTCAAATGGAATGCTAAATAAAAAATTTGTACGATAGAAAATTATTTTTGTACGATAGAAAATCATTTTGTTTGATTAAATAGACTTTAACGCTAACTTTAACATTTCGTCTTCGTAAGGTAACAATTTTTCTGCTTTAGGTTGTCTTCCTCTAGGCTTGCCGCCTTTTGCTCTGTTGTACGGTTCAAATACTTTAGCTCTATCCTTGTGTCTTTTTAAACGATTCCTAGCGGCTGATTCGGTTACGCCTAATGCTTGTGCAACCTCACGTGCAGTAACTATCGTTCCGTCAGATAACTCATACGTCAGGGTTCTTCGCTTACCCATTATTGTATGTACTGCTCGTACTGAGAGAACCATAAAGCTATGAATAGCGCTGAACCCGTAATAACCCAAATACATATATGTTTAATTATCTTAGCGGTTGTTATTAATGATTTCATTTCTTTTCTCCAATTAAACTGTTAATTAATGCATTGCGAGTTGAAGTAAACACTTTTAATCTTTTCTTAATCGCTTCAGATTCAGGTGTCTTATCAACTAAGCAACTTAAAATATCCATTGATTTTTTACCACTTTTTAACTCACCATCAGCGAACGCCATTAAGTCTTTGTCTGAGAATTTATTTTTCATCAGGCATACCTAGTGTCATTAAGAGTAGCACAAGACCTGAACTAACAAGTCCTGTGCCAATCAACGCCAAGAGAGGTACTGTAGTCTCAAGCAAGTACGTCATAACATTCCTCTATAAGATTTTTCATTGATTTTCTTTTGTCCAGTTCAATGCCATGCCTTCTAGCTTTTTTCTCTAATTGAACCTTAGAAAAGTTTTCAGTAATGAAGTCAACATTCATACTGCGACTCCAAAATGGTTTGTATTTGTTACTCATATTACTTCTCCTTATCTATATCTTTTTGGGTAAGAAAACCTGAACATAACGTCATGTTTTCGCTTGAGCAGATTAATTGGTCATCACCTATAACATCAGGTGGTATTAACAATGAATCATGCTTTTCTTGTAATGCACTACAGCCGGACATTGTTAATGATATTGCAACATATGGCAACACAATTAAAAATGCAAATATTTTAAAATGGGATGTCATCGTCAAACTCCTCAGTAGCAACCGGGGTAATAGAAGCTGGAGCATCAGCAATTTGTTGAGCTGGAGCTTGCGTGTTAGCTTTCTTAGATAAAATCTTTAACTCAGAACCAAAGCCGGAAAGCTTTACCTCAGTCACGTATTTCTTTTCACCGTTTGGTGCATCATAACTTCGGTGAGTTAGCTGTCCTTCTATGTACAATTGCGTACCTGTATCAAGGTCTAATTTTTGTACAACTTCCGCAAGCTTATTAAAAATTGTTATACGATGGTATTGAGCCAAGGTCTTTTTTTCTCCGGAATTTTTATCTACCCAAGATTCATTTGTTGCTAAATTTAACAGAGCTACTACTCCGCCACTTGACGTGTTTTTAATTTCTGCTGGCTTGGTTAGGTTACCAATCAATATTACTTTATTTACCATTACATCTCCTTATATTAAATTAGGTGGTTACTTAACGGTAACCAATCGGTAGCGTTTGTTTTAACTTTACGAGGCTAGGACACCCCGACTTCAGCATAGGTGCTACACCTCTGAGTTCTTTTGCGCTTCTGCTGTGGCAAATTTTACAATACGTTCAAGCTTATCCTCTTTCTTAGTCTTAGCTTCATCAGCTATTTTAACCGCACGTTCAGTCATATATGCAGATTCATCAGACCGTAGTTCTTTCCATACAGCAGACTTGAGAGGTACGTTACCTTTAAAATTAGTAAGCACTTCTAATATTCCTTCTTCATCTGCTTCTTCAATAGCCATTGATAAAGCTTGAGATATGTACGCTACTGCTGATGCCATAGTTAATTCATGTACAGCAATGTGTGACTGTTGCAATTTAGCGTTCTCAACCTCCTCATACGAGGCAATTTGACCGCTTGGCATTAAACCAATACCAAACGCCAGCGCCCTTCCTATTGCGGAAGTCTCCGCGCATTCTACATGAGACGTGCTGTTGATGTTACTAGAACCCATGTCTTCTTTTGCATGACCAGTACCTCTAATAACTCCATCAACAACAGCATGAGCTTTAAAAATTACTTGCCCATCTTTGTTTGTTACTATCTCAGTAAGAATTTGTCCATTCTCGTACATCTCTTTAAACTTATGAACACGATTAACCACCATGGCATAATCTGCTCCGCCTTGTACCTTAGTTGTTTTAACTGTTGCCATTATATAATCTCCTTGTCAAGTCTTTTATCCATATTTTTCGTACCAAGATATTGATACTTTGCCCAAGTACATGGTGTACCAAATTTGTTAGTGCCTTTTATTATTTGAGTAGGCTCAACAAACTGATGACCTAATTTTTTTAAATCAAATATCACAGCCGCTATTCTTGTGATGCTGTATGTGTCTTCAGCTTCACGATGTGTAATACTTCCTTTAGTCCTAAGGTAAGATAAGACCTGTTCTTTTTGGTTACTGATATTATTCTCCTTAATTTGCATAGCTTCTAAGATTTCTGTTTCAATGTATTCACCACCTTCAAAATCATAGTGGTCTTTGTTAGCGTAAGTTCTTTCTACTCCATTAATGTCAGCCATTATTTCGCTCCTAGTTTTAGTTCAAAAGAAAGTTCATCTTGTAGCACATCTTTAATCTGCGCTGTAAAGTCATAGTCAAAGGTTTCTTCATAGTCTTGATGCTTGCCATAGACTTGAGCATAAAAACTGTAATATCGAAGATTTACCACCTTGTTGATAGCATCAGCTAGTGTAAGAACATCCTGTACATTGACAGTTTGATTAATATCGTCAACTAAATGCTCAACCTCCATAAGAATATTATCAACCTCAATCAAACAATTATCTCTAGCAGAATCGAAGTTAGATTCCCATTCAGTTTGAAAGTCATCATCTTGTTTAAAATTTTCCATTTACTTCTCCTATTTAGTTATGTGATTAATTCAATCACGAAGTGAGTATATCATAAACGATATATAAAGTCAACCTAGGTTTAACAAATACTCTTCAGAGTAATTAGTGTTAGCTAAAACTTTATCGTAATGTAAATTGATTATTACAGCCATGTCATCGAGAACCATGTGACTCATTATTCCAAGAGTTTCAAGGTGACGAACGTCACTTAGTTTTAAGCCATTCTGTTGCAATATTGAACGCTCAGTCTCAGCTTTGTCTTCATCACCCCATAGCGATACACAGACCATCTCTTTGTCGTTCCATCTGTAATCTGCTACATTGAGTAGCTTAACTAATAAGTCAGTAATATTCATACATTCTCCTCTGTTAAATTAGGCACAGGTTGTTTAAGAACTTCACCAATAATATCCCAATGAGTTTGTGAAGTTTCAAGAAAATCTAAGTCAGCATCAAGCCATTTTTTATGAACTTTTTTGCATTGGGAAACACTAGCACTTCGTAAATAATGTCTGTACTCGTATGCCCAAAAATATGCAAGACCTAAATAACTAGGTGTACCTATAAAAGTTTCGTCAAGTTTAAGCAAAGCATCTGTAGCTTGCCAAGTAATTGTTTCAAGGTTGATTGAATATGTAGACATTATTTTTTCCCCTTAATTATCCAAGCATTTTTTTCTACATCTGAATGACATCCATCACATTCAATTGCAGACCAAGAAAAATGATAAACAGTAGAACTTTTATCACATACTGGACAGATAATTTGTTTACCATCAACTCCAGCTCTAGTATATTTGTTAACGTATTTAGTATCGTAAGTAATTGTGTGCATTGTATCTCCTAGGTAGTTGGGGGGAGTTACCCCCCGGATAATTAAATTAGTGCGCCTGTCTTAATATCAATAGTAAATTCTGCGGCATCAAAAAAAGAATCACGATTGTCTGAACTGTGATGACCTTCTAATGAATAGCTGTCATCTAAATATTTGTAAAGAACTTCGTCTTTGTCACCTTCAACATGGTTGTCTAAAAAAGCAATAATTTCAATTGGACTTTTATGCCATTTAGGTGCAAGAGTTAAATCAGTATTTTCATTAAAAGTTTTTATAGTACATTTAACGCCTATGTAGTGGTCTAAATTTTTCATTGTATCTCCTAGATTTAAGTTAAAGTTATGTTGTTGTTGAGAGTATTATATCACAATTGAGGTACTTGTCAAGCTTTATTTAATTAAACAGAACAAATAAGTTAAAAAAAACCCCCGGGAGAATAAGTCCGGGGGGAAACGTTACTTACGTTTATTGGAGATGTTATGCTACAAGCAACTCATTAAGCATAGGAATAGCTTTTCTTACCTTAGCCTCACGATTGTATATAGTAGCAACTTTGTTAGCCTCATTCTTAAATTTAGCGTGGCTAGACCAATCAGTTAAAGTATTAAAGACTGCCCAAAGATTCTTACCCATCTCATTAACATATTTTAGGTAAGTCTCTTCAAGTAGTAACTCAAGTCTATCACTTTTGCCAGCAACTCTCTGAAAAATCTTAGTAGCTTCTGCATTAGTAACTGGAGACTGTGGGTATTTTTTCCAAAGCTCAGTATTTTTTGTATAGACTATAAGAGCTGTCTCAAGTTTAGCAACTGCAACGTCAACGTCTAAGCTTCTTGTGTGTTTAGCACTATACTCAGAGAATGCATCAGCAATTACTTGACCGTTCATACAAGCAAGTCTAACAGCTCCTACCATAGACATAAACTTCCAAGAGCCATCGTAAGAGTTAAGCACCATAATTTTAAGGTCAACAAAGTCACCTGTGTCAATCTCAATCCTGTGAGCTGGGAAAGTATAAGTAACAATAGTCTTAGCACCCATGTGAGACTGTTGGATGTCTTTAGTCATGTCAGTCCTGTCTAAATCAGAAGCTAAGATAACTTCGTGAAACTGAGGCATGATGTCAGCATTCTGAACTAGGTTATAGTTCTTGCCTACTACTGCGATTGGAGTGCCATCGTCATTTACAATAGCTTTGTGTGTTGGTACTAACATTGCGTCACCACCAGTAAATAAAACTCTCTCTTCTACTACGTTATATTCATTTACTAATTCCATCTGTGTATCTCCTATTAAGTTAAAAGTGCCATTTGTTTCTCAATGACGTAGTCATTATATCAGATTAGATACGTTCTGTGTAATTAAATAGAAAAATAAATTGAAATAGTTTGACCTAGATTTAATCTACGGGTATGATTTGTGTTCTTGGTTTAGAGTTATTTAAGAGATTAGATAGCAAAAATGCCTAGAGTGATTGAAGCTCTAAGCATTTTCTAAACTGGTATGTTTGGCTACCGTTCTATGAAAGATTATACCATTTTCAGTTCAGAAGGCAACTATCAGGATACGACTGTAGATATGTCTGACTTCGGTTTCACTCACTACAGTAAAAAAAAGAGATTCAGCTATGTGTTCCAAGAAGCTGTTGATTGATGTTTAGATAAGAACCTTTATGTTGGTAACCACCTCGGAGGCTAAGAAATCTAAGCGCAGAGTGCAGAAGGCTGAGTACCTATTACAAGGTAGCGATGACTCTGACCTGATTAGTTGTAATGGTTTCAGGCATACGGATAATACTGTGAAGGACTTATACCGATGACAATCTCTAGTTTAGTTTAGGCTACTCTAGGGATTTCTTCGCACCGAAACTCCCAGTTCAGGAATTACCCGATAAGTTAAGAGCTTTAAAAAAAAGGGATTTATCCCTCTGCTTTACGGAAGTAAGTCGCTGAAAGCGAAACTAAAAGTTAAACAAACTAAACATAGTTATCTAAGATGATATAATTAAATCTTTTTCAATATACTATTCTTATGAAGAAAGCAATCTATTATCATTCAATCCCAGCAGAAATTAAAAGGTTAGGTATTACACAGAAAGAATGTGCTACTTTACTTGGATGTTCTCTGTCCGGTTTAACCCATCGTATTGCCGCAAACAAACAACAACTACATTGGGCAATTTATGGAGTCTCAAATTATTTAGGAGCTGAAGAAAACCTTCAAAGAAATGTCGAAGGATGAGGTAGCTGAGACTATTCATTCTTTAATGTCATTGCTAAGTAAGATTGAAGACAGAAAATTAAAGGGTGAACTTGAAGACCAAATTATTGCATTGTGTGACCAACTTAAATTTACTATGATTATAGATAGAGTTAACGAGAAAAAAGCTAATGAAAAATGATGAACACCTAGTTCAAAAAGCTATCTGTGAGTATTTAGATATGCGGAAGATTTTTTATTTTGCTATTCCGAATGGTGGTAAGCGCAGTAAATCTGAAGCTGGTAAGTTTAGAGCAGAAGGGGTGAAAAGTGGCATCCCCGACCTCTGTCTTCTCATGTCAGGAATTGCATTTTTTTTAGAAGTCAAGAGACCAAAAACTGATAGCAACCCGGCTGGAAGGTTGACAGATAATCAAAAAATTATGATTGAAAAGTTAGAGGATGCTGGCTCAGATACTGCTGTGGTATATTGTGTAGCAGATGTCATTGGACAATTAATAGATTGGGGATTTAATGAAACAAAACGCAATAACTAAATCAGCTCGTCACAAAGCATGTACCTTTCGCTCTGATGTCTGTGACTCAGGTGTTAATAATGAGAACGTGGTATTCTGTCATGAAAACGTTTCAGGTGTTGGAATTAAAGCTAAAGATAGTCATGGTAATGACATAGGTTTTTACGGTTGTCATGCATGTCATGCGCTGTATGACACATTAGACCATCCATACTACAAGCCGCACTTTATTAAAGAGATGGCTCAGTTTGCTATAACTAGAACCAAGAGACAGTTAGTCAGGTCTTTATTGGTTGATGAGTATTATTCCGAGTCAGCTTCACCACCTAGAACTCCTTTTGACTAAATGAATACTTTTAAGGAGGATTTAGAAGACGGACACAATGCAGAACAAGATGTTCTAAAGTTATTACAGACCCAATATCCTAGTGCTGTTATCATTCCGGGTTACTGTAAAGAAATGGATATATACGTACCGGAGATACACAAACGTTATGAGGTTAAGAAAGATTTTAAGAGTAAGTACACAGGAAATTTAGTTGTAGAGATTGCAATGTATGGTAAGCCTTCAGCGTTAATAACGAGTCAGGCTGAGACATGGGTTTTTGTTACACATACTAAATATATTTTTATAGCAAGAGATAGAATTAAAGATTGCATCATAGAAAACAACTTACAATTTAAGACGTTTGTTGGTAATGGGGATACTGAGGCAAAAGATGCGTATCTAATTAAAGAGGATTTATTATTACCTTATTCTTACAAAATTTTAAATTATGAGTGAGCGCAATCTTCCCCTTTCGAGTCTAATATGCGATAGAAAGGCGAGGGAGTCGGGGGTTTGGTAGCTGACCTGTAAAGAAACTACCATTAATTTAAGGCAAACGTATGAATGAGACATTAACTAGAATATTAAAGAGAGACAAACCTAAAGCTGATATAGTAGAGGGCATGACTAGAAGTTTCTTTAAGAATACTAGTGAAGATGAAGCTGTCATAACTATTAAAGCACACAAGATGACCCGGAGCTTACAACAAAATAAATTGTATCACAGTATTGTAGACCAAATAAGAATGGAGACTGGTAACACTAAAGATGCTATAAAGGTACATTGCCAGTCAGAATTTCTTGAGACTAGAATTGAAGAAGTTGCTAAGAAGCAAAGACTGGTGTTAAAATCGACAACAGAACTTAATACAAAAGAGATGTCTATTTTTTTAGATGATGTTATAGCTTGGGTTGAGAATGATTTAGTAATCACACTTAATCTTCCTGATAATTGGAGAGAGTTAGTTGGATAATAAATTTGACATAGATGGCAATGAATTTGACATAGACGGCGAAACAGAAATGGAAATATCAGACACAACTGTATTACCTTATTTGTATATTGCCTTGCTTGAGTATTGCTCTGAGATGACAGGTGATTCAATAAAAGATATAGATAAACATATAGCAAGGACAGTTGGATTGTATGGCACAACTGGTGCTAATTTTCCGAGAGGAGACAAACTAAATGGCTAGACCAAGTAAATATAATGCCACAATACTAGAGAAGGCTGAACACTACATAATTAACTATATTAAGTACGGTGACCAAATACCTATGATTGATGGATTGGCTTTAGAACTAGGCATTCACAGGGATACAGTCAACGATTGGGAGAAAAAATATCCTGAGTTTTCCGACATCGTAAGAACTTTAATGACACATCAAGGCAGAAAGCTTATGAATGGCTCACTTAGTGGAGAGTTCAGAGAGAGGACTGCAACTCTAGCATTAAGCTCAAATCATGGCTTAGTTGCTAAGACACAAACAGATATAACATCGAGTGACGAGACTATGAAACCGCCAACTATTATTCAATTAGTAGCTAAGGTTAATGAGTAAGGTAGCTGTAGTAGAAGAAGAAGTAGTTAAACAAGAGATAGAACTCCCACCTAAACTCGTGCCAGTCTTTGAAGGTGAGGCAAGAATTAGAGCCAGCTATGGTTCAAGAGGTTCAGGTAAGACAAGAAGCTTTGCATTAATGAGCGCTGTCTTTGGTTATCGTTGGGGTAGTTCAGGCATTAGTGGCACAATACTGTGTGGACGTGAGTTTATGAACTCGCTTACTGAATCATCCCTAGAAGAAATTAAAGCGGCTATTAGGTCAATTCCTTGGCTTGAAGATTACTATGAGATAGGTGACAAATACATCAAGAGCCATGACGGACGGATTACATACACGTTTGCTGGTCTTAGACGTTCACTAGACTCAATCAAATCAAAGTCTCGCATCCTATTAGCTTGGGTAGATGAAGCAGAAAATGTAAGTGGTAGAGCTTGGGATGTCTTACTACCCAGTATTCGAGAAGAAGATAAATCTGTAGGTTTTAGCTCAGAGGTATGGGTAACGTGGAATCCGGAGTCAAAGTATTCAGCTACTCATGAAAGATTTAGAGCATCCTTTCCTAGCAACTGTAAGATAGTCCAGTTAAATTACACAGACAATCCATGGTTTCCAAAAGTATTAGATGACCAACGAATAGAAGACAAAGAGAAAAGACCGGATATGTATGAGCATATTTGGGAGGGCGGTTTCTTAGTATATTCAGAAGGCAGTTACTACAGCTCAGAGATGAGAAGAGCCAAAGATGAAGACAGAATTGGTAAGGTTAGATATGACAGAGCCAAAGGAGTAGTCACAAGCTGGGATTTAGGTATTGGAGATAGCACGTCAATCGTATTCTCACAGTTTATTGGTACTGAGATTCACATCATTGATTACTATGAAGCTTCAGGTGCTGGACTAGAACATTACGCTAAGGTGTTACAAGATAAAGGATACGTTTACGACCAGCATGTATTCCCACATGACGTAAGAGTTAGAGAGCTTGGAACAGGTAAGAGTCGTATCGAGACATTAGAATCATTAGGCATTAGAGATATAGAGATAGCACCTTCATTGTTAATAGATGATGGCATACAAAAAGTTAGAGAGATGTTAGACAAGTGTTTCTTTGATGAGACAAAGTGTGAGAAGCTGATAGATGCTCTGTTAAATTACTCACGCGATTGGGATGACAATGGTAAAACGTGGAGAATGAGACCAAGGCACGATTGGAGTTCACATGCGGCAGATTCAATGAGGTATCTTGCTATTGGATACACGCCATACAATGAGTCTTGGGATAAACCTATTAGAAGAAATTTACAGGGAATAGTTTAATGGCTGGATTGTTAGACGAATTTAAAGATGGTTTAAGTGAAACCTTATCTGCTGGATGGGATGGTATATCAGACTTTGCTGGTGGAATATTAGAATTTGCTACTACTGTTAATCCTGAAAGACAAGCGGAGTATGATAAATCTAGAGCAGACTTAGAAGCTTTAAGACGCACACTACCACAACATGCTTGGAGATTTAAAGAACCATCAACCAATCCAAACAAAGTAGAACGTTTCTTTGAAAGAATGCCAACAGCATTGGCTGGTGTGATGGATGAAACTGCAAATGTAATTTCTACACCTGAACATATGATAAAGGGTGCAATTGATTTAACAACCGGTGGTGTGCTTAACGCATTCGGAGCAGAAACAATTGGTGAAGAACAACGTGCAGTAGCTGATGCATTTGGTGGCACAATTAAAGACTTGTTTGAAGATTTCGATAGCTTTACTAATGGAGTTGCAAATAACCCTGATATAGTATTGTCTATCTTGCTTGGTGGTGGAGTAGGTGCGGCAAAGTTAGCTCAACTTGCTAAAAACCCAGCACTTAAACCAGCAGTTAGAAATACATTAGTTAGTCTACTAGGTGAAGACCCTATGGATTCAATCATGTCAGGTGTGTTGAAATCAAATCTTAATCCCGGCTTGGCTAAGTTAGGTGAAAGCAAGATACCAGTCATTACTTACCAAGGCACAAACACAGGTGCTAGATATACTAAATTAGACATGGACAAGGTTGGTAGTAACTCAGGCACTAAGGTTCAAGGTCATGGGTTATATGTTGCAGAGAACAAAGACACAGGTAAAAGATTTGCAAGACATGACAATGACATGATGAAAAATGCAAAACTAATGTCTGAAATGAAAAGTAACAATCCAATTGAAACTAGAATATGGGATGACTTATCGTATGGTGTTTATCCTGACACAATTAGAAAAGAGATAATGAAAGACTTAGAAGGTAATCCGGAAGGTATGGCACAGGCTAACAAAATCTTATCTGATGTAGAGCTTGAGTTTGATACTGCCTTAAACCAATTGTATGAAATAGATTTAAGTGATGAAGCTGTAGCGTCTATGATTCGTAGAGAGTTGCCTTTAACAAAACAACCTGACATAGTGCAAGACTTAATGCGAAAGAATAACATGAGTGACACATCAACTGGTAAAGACTTTTATGAATCGTTAACAGAACAATTTGCTGATGAAGTAGGTGGTTTTGGTGCTGAACGAGCGGCGTCTGCTTATCTAAATGACAATGGCGTACCGGGTATGAAATTCTTAGATGAGCTTGGTAACTCTGCCGCTAAGTATGCTGGCAAACCTGACCCACGAGCCTCTAACTATGTCTTATACAACTCTGACATTACTAAAGTATTAAAAAGACAAGACATAGACATAACTAAAAACACAGGTGACAGAATAACTATTGGCTCTACACTTGGTGAGACTATAGATGACCGGTTTGCTACTAGGAAATCAGACAAAGACAAAATTAATCAAGGACTCATGGATGTTCAGATAGAAACTATGGATAACAGTTTGATATATACTCCTGAATTAGACATAAGAGATTTAGAAGGCTATCCAATTGTAGGAACTATGGTTGACAATACAGCCGGTGGTGACATAATGACTAGTGTAAACGGACATAGTATTATTGGTGTAGATGGCAAAGGTGTAAAGAGAGAAGCTGGTAGTGATTATCCGTTTATTGAAGAGAACGTTGACAGAGGTTATTTGTGGGCGTCAGCAACAGATGCAGTAAACAAAATAGTTAAACAAGCTGGAGAAGCTAAACAGTTGTATAAGAAAGACCCATTGTTAATGCCTTTTAGTATGTCACCAACAGGTATGGATTTTAGTCAACAACTTACCAAAACAATGCTTAACTCTGCTATAAACGGATTAGACGCAAAACAACTTAAAGTATTAGATGACCTTATAAAAACTACATCAAAAGAGAGTGTTAAAAATTCAAAAGGTCAGTTTTATATACGTCAAATTAACAAGGAATGGAAAGGTTCTAAATCTGATAATCCATTAGAAGGAACTACAGGTAGTGAGCGAAAAGAGATAGCACGTATCATTGATGTAAACTTTAGAGATACAAGTGGTAAGTTAGTTAAAGGAGATGCTAATGGAGTCTTATCATATCCTACAGCAAGACTAGCTAATGCAGACCCTAGACAATTAAATAAAAAACAAGGCACATTGCAAACTGTTGGAGTTATGGATATGCAAAATAGTGTAGCTGGTAAAAGAAGTCATTCATCTTACGATGAAACGTTAATGGGAGGCGGTGTTGGAATATTAAATCCTAAACAACGTGAGCTTAGTATCTTAGATTTAGTAGACAATACAAAAGCAGATGGTTCTCCTATGACAGCCGCTAACATGACTGATGCTGATATGAGAAAGTTAACAATGCAAAGTCCTCCTATTGGTTTACTGACACATGAAAGGTTAATGGCTTTAGAGAAAAAGGGATTACTAGATTAATTGATAACATATAAAAGAGATGATATACTTACGCTTAATTAGACAGGAGACATCATGGGCGATTTAACGTACCAACAAATACTAGAGATGTTAAAAGGACAATATGCTGGCATGGATAGAAGCGGTGTAATGGATGGGTCTGTGGGTTCTAGAGGTGTAGATACTCCAGCAAAACGTGAAGAATTAGCATTTGATTCTGATAATGGCGTAATGGATTTAGCTACTAACTATAAAAACACCAACGCTACACAAGCTGACTACGATACTAAGATGTCTTACATAGATAGCGCTCCAGCATTAGGTGGATTAGATAAAATGAGAGCTTTACAGAATATAGATTCTAGTAACCTTGGTTTTTTAAGTGATAGTGAATTAGGTGCTGGTGTTAGAGGTTTTGATACTCCAGCCGCAAGAGAAGGTGCAATAGCGGAATCAGAATTCTTAAAGAATAGTTTTGCTGGTACTGGTATGCCTAACTTAGATGCTGTAGCAGTTGACCCTGACAAATTTAATAACCAATATAACAATCTTACTAGCATAGAAAAATCAAACGTAGATGAAATAATGGCTAACATGACTGAAGACGAAAAAAGAATTTTTGCTTTAGGAATTACAGACGCACCATTAAGTGGCTTTCAAGTACAAGATGAAGCTTATGACTTTTTTACTAGATAAGGAGACTATATGGCTCTAACTAATTACACAGGACTCAAAGCTTCTATTGCTGACTTCTTAAACAGAGATGACCTTACGTCTGTCATACCTGACTTTGTTGCATTAGCAGAAGCTCAGATTAACAGAGACATACGTCATTGGAAGATGGAAGCACGTTCAAGTGGACAACAATCAGCCGCAGATGAATACATGCAGATACCAGCAGATTGGGTAGAAACAATTAGATTACATTTAACAGGCACAGGAACTTCAGTAGTTAACCTAGTGTCTAGAGATTCAATGGCAGATAAACGCGAAGCGCAAGAGAATGCCGCCGGCACACCAAGAATGTATACACACGCGAATGGGCAGTTTCAGTTATACCCAACGCCATCAAACGACACAGATTTTGAGTTGCTTTATTATCAGAAGATACCTTCGTTAATAACCAACACAGATAACTGGCTCTTACTAGAAGCGCCTGATGTATACCTCTATGGAGCGTTATTACATTCAGCACCGTATCTAGCGGAAGATGCACGAGTAGCTATATGGGCGCAGATGTATTCTGCGGCAGTACAGCGTTTAAACCAAGTCTCTGAGGATGCTATGTTTAGCGGTTCAGGGTTAACACTTAAAGTGAGGGGATTAGTATGAGTTTTACAAACTTTTTAGAAACGGAAATTTTAGACCACGTATTTGCTGGAGCGGCTTACACAGCACCTTCTCAGCATTACTTAGGATTGTTTACAGCCGCACCGGGAGAAGCTGGTGGAGGTACTGAGTTGTCAGGTAGTGCTTATGCAAGACAAACAGTTGACTTTGCAACGTCAGGTGCAACAACATCTAATGATGCGGCTATTGAATTTCCTACAGCAACAGGTTCATGGGGAACAGTAACTCACGTTGGTGTGTTTGATGCGGTATCGTCAGGTAACTTAATGGCTTATGCGACTTTATCGTCAAGTAAAGCTATTGCTACTGGTGA